TTGGCTCCGACGTAGTCGAGAATAAAAGCATCGGGTTCTTTTTTAAACGTGGCCGCAAATGCATAATGCATGAACGTCGCATGCAAGTCATGACGTAAGAAAAAACCTTCAGGTTTCTTCAGGCCGGTTCTGAAATCTACTACTTCAATAAAACGACTTTGACTGTCTTTGTCAACCCGTTCACGAATTAATTCAAATTTTCCTACAACAATGATGTTTCCGAATGAAATTCGGTATTCATGGTCGACTGCAATCGGAAAGAATTCTTTCTTACTTGTTTCTGTATAAAATTGTTTAATGAGTTGATATCCTTTATGGAGATATTTCTCTTTACGGATACGGGCGTCTCGTGTGGATTGCGCTAAATCCGTCACGAAGACACCTTCCATTTCGATATCACTTTTCTCATGCCAAAGTTTTGCAAACTTTTCATACAATTGTTTGAGCGAGGGAGCCGCTCCTGTTTGAAGATGGTTGTAATAGTAATAGACCGTTTGATGGAAAGACTCTTTGAACGCAATGTTCTGCTTTCCATCCGGTTTTTCGACATGTAATTCACGTTCATGCTTGATATGGTATTGAAGTGGACAACGAAGATAATCAAAGACTTGTTCAATCGTTAAGACTTTAACCTCATCACTCATTGTCATAATTCCCATCTTTACGCAATTGATTCATTGCTTCAATCGCTTTTTGATAACAAGGAACATGGAATTGAATCGTCCGTTCATAATTGGATTGCCCTTCGTTGTTCCATTCTCCTCCTAAATAGATGATGACTTCACCACATCCTTTGCAATAAACCAAGCTTCGATTGTTCGGCGCATTGACTTCCAGCATCGATTCATGCCGCTCTTCAATTGTACCTCCTTTGACTTCTTTCCAAATTTGATGTTTCACTAAGAAATTCTTTAATGTATTCTTCATACTTGTTCCTCTTCTCCGTAGAGTAAGTGATACAAGTCACTATGTGCCGCTTCAATTTCATCAAGGTGTTCAATCAATGTAATATTTGTACGGAGTTCAAGGGCATCTTTGATAAGCTTCCGTTTGTTCGGAGTCAACGACATCCATTCTTCCGGTTTAATCGTTACTTTCAATATCATTCCGCTCAGTCCTTTTTAATCAATTCGTCGGCGATACCATATTTGACCGCTTCTTTACCGAATAAGTGCCAATCTTGTTTCTTTTCCAACATCTTATCAATCTTCTTTTTTGTAATCTTTGTCTTGTCTAAGATAATGTCTTCGAGGATGGACCACAACGCGTCCGATTGCTCGACCTCGTCTTTGATAACCGCATGTTTTCCCATGGCTCCATAGGCCATGTCATGTACCATCAGACTAGCTCGTGGATGGACGAATCGTTTGTGACCAGCAATGAATGTCCAGAATCCCGCTGACATGGCTTTCGTCCACACATAGGTATGAATGGGTGTCTTTGAATGTTCCATCACATTGATAAGACCGATGCATTCATAGACGGAACCGCCCGGACTATTGATGTGAAGTTCAATGGGTTTACGTACAAAGCCGACCACTTCTTTTTCACCTTTTTTATCTTCTTCATTCTTATCAAAAATTTGCTGAATGATGCCTTGAATCTTACTTTCATCGAATACACCTGTTAAGTAGATACGGCGCTCAGATGTAGTTTCTTCATTGATTGAAATTGATAACTGCTCCATCGTTCATCCTCCATTACTTGTTAATAAAAATCATCTATAGTGTTTTCACGTTCTTCTTCATATTCATATGACCCACAGACCGGACACCGGTTCTTGCGTGGTACTTCATCTTCTATAAAATACTTATGGTCACATTCGAGACAGAGCACCCACCGAATAAATTCAGTAGTGAGGCGCTCCACTCGTTTGCTTTTTTTTGTCACAATAATTCCACTCCTAATTGAGCGAGCTCTGAACGAATGACCGTCGACAGAGTAACATGTCCTACAATCGGTTGACCTTTGAATTTATCAATGACGTATGCTAATCCATTTGAGTTCGGCGTTAAGCGCCAGTTATCAATTTGTTTCTCAGACAAGTCTCCTAAGAAGACGACCTTCGTTCCTTTCCCAGCTCGTGTAATAATCGTTGCCGCTTGTTGGCGTGTTAAGTTTTGTGCATCATCTACAATCAAAATTTGGTTAGAGAGTGAACGCCCTCGGATATATGTTAAGGCTTCGAGTTCAAGCACTCCTGTATCAATCAAGAAATCAACTTTATCTTCTGTCGAGAATCCATTTGGTTGTAAGTCTGCATCTTTAAATAAGTAATCTTCTGCATCTTCTAATAGAGTGTCCATGGCATCATATGTAGAAGCCATCCATGAACGTAATTTTTCTTTCTTATCTCCTGGTAGGAAACCGATGTCATCGCCAACGGCAGTTAACGGACGCATGACGACAATCTTCTTATATTTTACATCTTTCATAACTTGTTGAAGAGCGGTTGCTAATGTGAGAAGCGTTTTCCCGCAACCACTTGGTCCGATAGCAGAAACAAATTTGACTTCATCATCCATTAACAAGTGAAGTAACATGTTTTGTTCATCTACTTCTTCTAATTTCGTACGAGACTTGATGCCCCATGCGCGACGCTCTGTGTTTACAGCCACGATACGTTCTTTCTCGGCATCGTAAATACCTAGTCCTGCTGGAATCGTGCTGTCCTGTTCTAAGCGAACACAGACGAATTCATTATGGAAATATGACCCCTGCTTTAATGGAATGCCGCCTTTCCAAAGTTGCATGTACTCAGCATCGGAATCGGCATAAAATTCTGAATACCCTGTGTATAGCATATTCACGTCTACTTCTTCTGGTGCATAGTTCATACTTGCAACACCAACGGCATCGGCAACCACTCGTTCATTGATATCTTGACTAATCAACATAGCTTCAAAACGAGAAGCTGTTTCAATGATTTTGTAATCTGGTTTACTTAAGTTTAAATCTTCAAAAGGAATGTCAATGTGAATCGCATGTTCTTTGTAGTAGTAGTATTCATCTTCGTCTTTTGCTTGCTGACGAAGCTTGTCGAGAAAACGAGTTGCTGTCCGAGCCAATTCATTCTTCGTCTCAAATCCTTTTTTGAAAGTATCCAGTTCTTTTAAAACTACATGCGGTAGGATGACGAGCGTTGGGACTTCGAATCCATCCATGATGTTTTCAATGTTCCGGTCGAGTAAAACGTTCGTATCAAGAACTACCTTCTTAAATTCTGTTGCCACTGCTATTCCTCCCTAGACACTTTAGTTTCTCTTTGTACACTCTGAGTACAAGCCCTTGATTCTCAATAGTCAACCTTTTATTTACATTCCGTTAAAACTTTTACCTCTATCTTTTCTTTTTTAGAAGGACTAAAATAAAGACATAGCCGCCGCTACGCGGCTTCTTTTTATGTTTCTTTTATCTATTTTTGATTTCTAAGGAGGATGTATTACATGTCTATTTTTGATGACCAATCTTTACCGTATGATAAAGAGCATGCAAAAAAACTACTCGACACAAAGCTTCACGGTGCTTGGATTGAGCAACGCAAACAAGGCAACACAATGCTTAGCTACATCGGAGGACACATCGTTATCCGATTGCTGAACAAAGCCTTCAATGGCGCATGGAGCTTTGAGATTCTGGAAGAACAGTTGATTGATTCTCTTCCAAAACCACGGGTAGAGTATATCAATAACAAACGAACTCATGTTCAAGACAAAGAAGGCAACTACTTGTATGACCCACAGCCCCCTTATATCCGTGTCAAAGGACGGATGGAAGTTCCAGGGATGGGTATTCGGGAACAATACGGAACAAAAGTTTTGATTGGTGGCGCAACCGAACAAGAACATGCTTCGAAAGCGGCGGCAACGGATGCGCTCAAGAAATGTGCTAGTCTATATGGAGTAGGTCTTGAACTCTATGGGGAAGCAGAAGGTTTGATTGAAGGCTACCACAACATGGAAGATGTGGTTTCTGAAGATTTACAACCAGCAGAACCAGCGAAAGTTCCAGAGAAACCAGCGGCGGCAAGAAAAGCCCCAGCAAAAGCGGCACCAGCTCAACAAGCTCCTACTGAAAATGGGATTGAAAAGCCACGAGAAGCTTCTGCTCCGGCGGCGTCTCCAGAACCTGCACCTGAAAAGGCTAAAGTTCAATGGGACCCGAAAGACATCGAAGAGCTAAAATCGCTCAAGTCTCGTCTTGATTTACAAGACAACGTCGCCTTGAATCCATTCATGGTCGAGTTCTTCCAATCACCAGATGCGACATATAAACTAATCAATGAGAGCAATGTCAAAGATGTTAACCGCTTCTTGACAAGCAAACTTGCACCAGAAGAATAAACAAAAGAGAGGGCTTGTCTCTCTCTTTCTTTTTAAGGAGGTTCCTATGACTGACCATACTCAACTTGCTATTCATCTTACCTCTTTGTTTCTTGAGAACATCAAAGGCTTAGAAAAAGTGAACGGCCAATATGCCATTCCAAAAGCTTATAAGATTGCCCGCGTCAATGAGTTCAACAATCTACTCAACGGTGGTCATACAGAAGAAGAACTTGTTTCTCTTATGGAACAAGTGAAAGCCCAGCATAGCAACCCAATCGTCTTAGCTTCCGCTCATGAATTGTTTGAATACTTTGATTTACCTTACAAGAGTGTCCAAGTAGTTCGAGAAAAAGGAAACTTGCTGACGGTCGGTAAGTCGTATGTGCACCCTCATCTTCAACTTACAAGTCCACCTCCTTCTATGCGTATCGTAGACGGTGAAATTATCGTCAAAGAAGTACCGTTCTTCTTAGAATTTAAAACTTCTTTCTCCATTCAGGATTTACACGACTACTACGCCATGAAAATGGAAGTTTCAAACACATTAACTCCTCAGTTAAAAGGTTCCTATGAATATTTATTAAAGCATTATGATGTTGAATTGTTACTTTTTATGATAGATGAATCATGGGCACACCATCAATCGATGAATGCCCCATATCCTAAAAACCCATTGCGTCTGTCTGACTTCGAGGAGCCCGGTTCTGAACTGTACTTCCTTCGTCGGGACGTATGTGAAGAAGGAGGCTTCTTACATGGAGTACCTCGACGCGCTTGATACGTCCGCTTTTAAATACATTGAAGGCGCCCATGCCTTGCCTCGATTCGGACGGAATGACTTCTTAACGCCTGACCAGATTGGTGCTTATCGTCAACATCATAGCAATAAAGGAGTTTATCTCTCCGCTTATTTTTATGACAACATCGAAGACATTTCGGAGTCGAATCTTTACGGCGATATGTATCTCGACTTTGATGATGAAGAAGATGTTAGTAATTCCCACAAAGATGCAGTCATGGCTATCTGGTACATGAAACAATCTTTTAAATTCAATATCCCAGACGATATGTTCCGTATCTATTTTTCTGGTTCAAAAGGATTCCATGTATTTATTCCAGCGGCAGTCTTTGGTATTCGTCCTGACCCTAAACTGAATGAATACTTTAAGATGATTGCAAAAGACGTAGCAGAACAAGTACCGAATGCTACACTGGACTTACAGATTTATGACCGGCGCCGGTTACTTCGAATGGTTAACTCCATTCATCAAAAGACCGGGCTTTATAAGATTCCTTTAACGTATCAAGAACTCTGTACGTTAACTACCGATGAAATAAAAGCCAAAGCACATGAACCCTATCTGTTAGATTATGCTCCTCCCATGTTTATTCCAAAAGCCTTTCAAGCTTATAAAGAATACCAGGAGAAATTTAAACAGAAGTATGAAGCCAAGTTCGATAACCACCGACGTAATCAAGATAAGCCACTAGACTTCACACCACATTGTGTGCAAGAGTTGCTCAACCAAGGCCCGACAAAAGGGAACCGAAACCATACGGCCGCTGTTCTTACTTCTTTCTTTGTTAAACGTGGGATGAGTGAACAGGAAATTTGGGATAATCTCATGCTATGGTATGATAAAGGGAACAAAGAAGGCTTCAAAGAAAGCGAAATCAAGACGACCATGCAATCTATCATAAAGAGAGGGGTCAATTACGGATGTTCTACTTTGTCTGAAATCTCCACATGTATCGGTTCCGAATGTCCCCTCTTTAAGTACAGTAATTTAAACACATAAAGGGGCGCTTTAAATGGACCAACCGCATGTACCAAGTATTGAAGACATGTTAAATCAAGGAATTGACGGGGTCGAAACTCGGCCCGTTGCTTCCTCGACACAAAAAAACATTCCAGACTTCGTTCGAGAATCTCTCAATCCCTATGACCATCCACTCATTAAGCAAATGAAAAACTCGATTCAAAATGTGAAGCAGTATTGTGCGGAACGTGGCGAAATGGGTGGGATGGACTGGGGCTTTGAGAGCATGAACAAAGCCTTTGAGGGACTTAATGCTGGTGTTCACTTAATCGGAGGACAAAGTAACATCGGTAAATCAGCCGTTTGTATGCAGTTAGCATGGCAGATTGCACAAGCAAACCAGAACCCGACACCGCAACGTCCTCAAAAAGCTTTTGTTTTATATTTTTCACTCGATGATGCGATTACTGAATTGCTTCCCCGGTTTGTCGCCATCGACCAAAAGATACCGATTAACGCCGTTCGTTTCCCAGCCAAGCATAAAGATGATGTTCGACTCATGGAACTAGCAGAACGCGGCTGGAACAACATCGAAGAGAACTTATTGAACATCTCGATGTTAGATGTCAACGCGGGGTCTTCCATTGAATTCATTGAAGAGACAATTGATAAGTATGCGACGATGCTTCAGATGGTTGATACTGCTTATCAAATCGTTGTCGTCATTGATAACTTTCATGATGTCACCGTCGATGCCAAAGGTTACACGGAAGGAAATGTTAAGTACGACCACATTGCCGACAAGCTGTCTCGTATTTGCGCGAAATACGATTGCCCAATGCTTTGTACAGCTGAGTTCCGTAAGCTGAACGGAAACCGCCGTCCAGTTCTTGATGATATTAAAGAGTCTGGTAAGATTGTCTATGAAGCGAAAGCCGTCTTACTGTCTTACAATGAAGTCTCATACCGTAACCAACAAGCCAATGTTTTCTGGACAGATGACGACACTCAACAGAAGATGCCGGTCTATGAAATGCAAGTTGCCAAGAGTAAATTTGGTTCGTTCAAAGGACGTCTCTTCTTCGACTTCATTCCGCAAATGTCTTATTTCCGGGAAGTTCCTGAAGGCCAAGTCCAACGTTACAACCAGATGATTTCGGGTTAACGGATGCGACAGACAACTGACAAAATGATACGCCCTGTCATCAGTGGCTTGTTGCATACCTTATACCCTCAGGCAACCTTCTATCAAGAAGTCGGCGCCAGTCTCTACTTTCCAAAGCAAGTTCCGACCTACCGAGACATCGTCCTCGATGTCTTAGGGGTTCAGGAAGACTTTTCTATCGGCATTGAAATCAAATCCGATAAAGATTCTTTGGTTCGGTTTGCACGTCAAGAACCCTGTTACGCCAAACTTTGCAAAGAAAACTATCTCGTCATCGGAGAAAAGTTTTTATCTAAACTTCAATTGATTCCTCATTATTGGGGAGTCATTGTTGTTTATGATGGCGGAGACGGACTTCGAGCGGAAATCATTCGAGAAGCTACCACCTCTCCACATTATGAGCCTGATGCTTTACTGATGTTGATGTGGCAGGATGAGCTACGGATGGTCTTAAAGAAACACAATCTCTATAAAGGATTGTCGAAGTCACGCGCTCGCTTCCAACGACGGAAGCTAAAAGAATCGTTAGACGAAGAAATGTTAGCAAAAGAAATGCATTGGGTCTTCTCGGTCAGAGATGGTTGGAAGCAACCGTACCATCTTCTGTATCCGTATGACCCGTCCATCGAACACATTCATTTTTGGGAGGGACTCACATGAATCCAATCATCGTTGCTGGGCTAGTGTCAGTCGCTGATGAAGTCGCGGCACTTGCTCTCTACACTTTATTTAAGAAAGAACCAGCTCGGCCCCCACAGTATCCAAAGTATGTGGTGAACGCACACAAGACCAATGACATCGTCAAAGATTATCTCAAACAAAAGTCCTAAGGAGGTTTTTCTATGAACTTGAAACAACGTGGCGTCTTCGTCAATTCCCCACAAGGCGGTAAAAAGATTGGTGAACTCATCAATGGGGTCTTACACATGAACCGAGACTACAAAAAACACCATTATAATAAGAACCCCGGTTGGGCAATTGATGCCGCAACTTTAGATGCCAATATTGACCGTATTCATGCCTTCGTCATCCACTCAACAGGACGTCCAACCGTCAATGGCGAAGTCGATGAAAGCTTATGTATGACATTTGAAGACTTAATCAAAACACGTCTTGGAGAAGACACACCACCAAGTACGGACAATATCCGCTTACTCTTACAATCGACACGTCAACTCGATTATGGACATGGTAGTCAGTACCTCTTTGAAGATAAGTATTGGGACTTACAAGTCAGCACCGCTATTAAGCCTTCTTTTAATATCTTTGAACTCGATGTGTCAATCGATGAATTAATGGCGGCACCCCTTTCTATTCCGTTCCAAGAACCTGAGAACATTGAAGTGCCTTTATCGTTCAGTCCTGATATCTTCGAAGGACAATCCACGCGTTTCTTCACAGGAGACATTGTTGAAACATTGGTACGCGCGAAATATAAAGTTTACTACCCGTCGATTGGACAAGATTTCTACTTTGTCATCGATAACAATGTTTTGACCTTGAAGAAAGAGGGTACTTCTTTCTCAGTAGCGTATTCGTTTAATCCTTCGGAATTGAAGCAACCTTTGTTCACGCTGGACCTTATCTAAAAGGAGTTAATGCGTATGATTGAACCTCAAATGATTACCCGACATGACCTTCGCTATCTTCGAGATGAAGAGATTTCTTTGTCGTTAAAAATGCAACTTGTCAGTCAACGTCATCTTCGTGAAGATTATCAGAAGTTTGTCCAAGAACATTTGGATGAAACCAACATTAGCGAAAGTATCGAATCTTTGACTTCTGAATATGCTTCCTTTTTATCACACTCATTTAAACCCATCAAATACAAAACCTTCTGGTATGCCACCGGACAAGTTCTCGTCACGTTCTCGTTAGCAGACGGACGCGCCCTCTTCGCTGTTAATATCAGTTGGTAGGAGGATTATCTATTATGGAAACTATCGATTCGAACTGTCTTTCTCAAGTCATTCACAACCCGGAACTTGACGTCTATGATGTCTATGCTTTTGGACAAAAAGTAGATTCGTATGCGGATGAAAGATTAGCGGCTGTATTAGCTTATCATTTATCTAACATGTATCAACTCGGGCGTCTTGATGCCGCCCGCGTCATTGAACATGGCTTTACGACATCTGCCCAAATTCTGAAAACAGAATCAGGGTATACGGATGAAGACTTAGAAGAAGATTACGTTTAAAATAAAACCCCCTCTCTATTTAAGAAAGGGGGGATTATTGAATCGATGGTTTATTTTTTTAAACTTTGATGAAGTTTCCGTTCTTTAACTTCTTTGTAGAAGACTTTCAAGGAAGGACGAATCCAAGCTCGTACAATATCATCTGTAAGCAATTCTTTTTGGTCCGCATTTAAGAATTTAGCGGCACGAATCAATACAACAAGTTTAACCATAACGACTTCTTCTACTTCTTCGTAGGTGAGGTCGTTATCTTTTAGTATATTTTCTACTTCGATATAGCCTTTAACGACAATCGGTTTAATGAGTTTCCATAACTTCATTTTTGAGATACCGTTCATTTGTCCCCCAATTGTGGGACCAGTCTTTAAGAAGTCAAAAATAGCTTTTGCAATCAAGATTAAAAAAATAGCGACGACAATAGCCGCTAATGTGACATTGACAGGTTGAAAAGCAGAAGCAATTGATTCTTTCATTGGTCTTCCTCCTTATTTATTTCTTCTTTTCTTTTTTCATCAAACGGTTCTGCTGGTTTTTCTTCTGGCGGGTCGAGCTCGTCCAATTTTTGATTGAAGCTTTTGAGTTCAAGTCCAAGCAATCCGACAGTCACGACCAAATGTCGGAAACAATGCCATGTACATCCTATAAATCCAAGCACTTGAAGAATCACAAATGTTTCTTTCATTTCTTTACTGATGGAAAAAATCATACCGACGGCTTCAAGACCTAATAAGAAAGCAACATAGCGTCCGACGACGATTAAAAACTGTGGCAAGTCATTCCAACTTAAATCTTTATTCTTAATTTCTAAGAGAATCATGGCTCCAATTGTTACAGCAAGTAACACGCCATATCCTGCAAGCGCCACCATTTGTTTGCTCCAGTTTAAATCTTCTGCCAATTTCTCTAATCCAAACATCGCGTCAAATCCTTTCTAAAAAAAGAGGAGGAGCCGAAGCTCCCCCCGGTGCATTAAATTCCTTTGGCGGCAATGAATGCGCCTACATACGTCAGTGTTTCTTTGTCATCAGTCAACACCCAGTTCCCGCTATCGAGTTCATAATAGAACTTTTGAGCGACACCACGAGCACCAGCCGCATCGACTTTAAAGACGTTCATCGGATGGATTGTAGAATCCGTTCCACCTTTCCAAATATTCGACGTCCCACTTAATGTAGGTGAATAGTTTGGATAATTGATGTCTGTGTCGATTTCAACATGCAAGTGAGGGCTTCCACCGTAAGTACCAGTTGAACCATAAAGTGCAATGGCATTTCCTTCTGGTTGAACAATGTCACCGACCTTCACATTGAGTTGAGACAAGTGGGCCATGCGGACGACAAGACGTCGCTCTCCTACCTTCGGACCGTAGTGGACGTCGATGTTGTCAACAGATATTCCAATGATGGTGTACCCCATTAACGTATCAAATCCTGCATGAGTTACTTTGAATTTAAACGGAGCGTAAACTTCAAGCTCTGCTCGGTTATCATCTGCCATATCAACACCAAAGTGACTGAATCCCATTGAAGTTTTATAGGCTGGGTTTTTATACCCCGCTGTAATTCGTGCTTGGTTTAATGGTAAAATTGCTTTTTCTGCCATGTGTGCAAATTCCTCTCACTTTTTGAATGCTTTGACGTAGTCTGTGCTTGCTGTGATATAAAGTCCTGAAACCAGTTTGTACATGTACGCACCTTGTTTCGACTTCACTTTCTTTTCAACCGTAAATACTTCGTTACGTTTTACATGTCCTGAAGCCGGCGCCGAGAAGTCTGCTTTCTTACGAACGGCAAGTGACCCCGGGTATGTGACTTGAACGTATGTTTTTTTCGTAACGGCTTTTTTCACTGTTGAAGTGACTTTTTTAACAGCAGTTTTTACAGGGGTTTTCTTTGCTGGTGCCATGTAGCTAGAGACCAATGCTTTGAATTGACTCCAAGCAGATGCCGCGTCTTTATACCCGAATTGTTTTGCTGTCGTGTTGTCTACGAAATACCGTGGGCAATCTTTTCCTGTGACGTCATAGTGACGATAAAGGTCTGTGATTTTTAACCCATGGTCTTTCAACAACTTCGCACAAAGTTGTGCGCTTTGGTCAATGGCTGTTTTAAAGCCTGTACCTTTTGTGTCAACGCATGTTTCAACGCCAATCGTACAGCCGTTTGGATAACCACCTAAACGGTTTGTGCGATAGCTAACAGCTCCGACGTGATAGGCCATTTCATTTGGCGGAACGATTTCTAAGATAGAATCGTGGTCAACGAAATAATGCGCGGACGCATAGGATTTTGCACTGATAGCATTTGAATTGAAGTAACGATAATGGGCTTCATCATCGGCACCGACATTCATGTTCGCTGTCCAGTGGATAACAATCCCTCGTACTTTCTCCAAACGTTTTCCTGGACGTGTATATGGGTTACCCGTTAAATGTTTTTTCTTAATAGGAAACATTCGTGGAACCTCCTTTTTATTTCTAGGTTCCTTTGATGTAGCGGTTGTCATTAGGTATGACACATCAAAAGAAAGATGTCATGGTCACGTGATACTTCACGCATTACTTTTTATTTTTCTATAGCCATGCCCACCAACGGGAAACATCTTCGGACTCCTCTCACCTTCCGTAGTCTCTGTGAATCTGTTATTTCTGTCGGGCTTTTGCTTTTCGTCGAATGCCGTTCAGAATATGTACTTGTCTTAATTTTTCTACTATCATAAACATAGCAATCAAACAGAAGATGGTTTCTAGTGCAAAACCAATGTAAGTCACGCTGTCTACAAAACGATTCGTATGTGTGCTGGAACTGATGATAACCGTTGAGGCTGTCCAACGAACAATCTCTCCTCCAATGATTCCCCAGTAAACATTATGGGGGGAGCCCGGGAAGATACGTTTTGTCCATTGGTATATGTGCCAACAACTTAAAGCAAAGATAACTTTAATGATTAAGACAGACACCAGACTAAATTTTGTATCAATCGGAATTTGGAAGTAGACGATAAAGCCCCACGCAACCGCAACCGGTACCCCAATAAATGGGCCACCAATCATGAATGCGAAAACAGCTGGTATCGCCGCTAAATCTAGAAAACGGTTGTGCCCAATCTCAATGTATACGAGTTCTAAATTCGATAGCACAAGTATCAAGAGACTGAATACCAAGGCAATGATAATCTCTAATTGTTTTTGTGTTAGTTTTTTCTTCACGACAATCCACCTCTTTTGCCGCCCTCGTCCTCTTCTTTAGGTTCTTGCTTTTCCTCTTCTTTGATGCGTTCTTTTTCTCGTTCTGCATTGATTTCATCCATTGGAATACCTGTGCCTTGCATGAAGGTCAGGTAAAGTCCTTCCATGATTTTAGCCAGTCGTCCATAGCCCATCTTTGCTGTGTTCTTACTAGCAGAAAAAAGTTCCATGGCAATCAAAACTAAGATAATGGCGTTTCGTGCCGCTCCCGGCAATCCCAATATTTTATCTAAGATGTTGAACATGATTATCCAACACGCATAGACAATGAGTTTTTTTTGCATCTTAATAGCCAGTTCACGCCACGTAAAAATCATCAGTTTCTTTGCGGCGTTAATCCCAAGTACTAAGTCGATTAAGATAAAGATAACTAAGCCCTTCATCTTGTCATCGAATGGCCCTACCAGAAAAACGAGTGCTCCTTTGATAAACAAAGAAGTTTCGCCTCCTGCATAGAGCCATCCGAATAATTTGTCATACCATTTCATGAGGACACCTGCCTTTGTTTAAATGTCCTCCCCCTTATAATTCGTTAATATCTTTGAAACGATAATTCAATTCCATACGTTTTAAGACAGGTACTTCTTCGCCTTGTCGTTTGAGCTTGGTTTTGACATACACTTTTTGCAACGGTGCTAAGATAGTTCCTCCGAATTCGAACTGAGAAGCCATCCCTTTGTCATAATACAATTCATGCGTAACAAGGTGGTCGATATCTAACAACGTACCATCGGCCGCGATGACCACTGGCTTCTGGATTTCTGCAAAACGTTTCGTTCCCTCTAGTTGATACATCGTGACAAATTCACATTCATTTTCTGTGTAGGCGCGATACTCTACATCCACGTCTTGAAAACCATAAGTAAACTCCCGTTGATTATCAGCCTCGAACCAATATGGTTGCTCAAAACGAATCTTAATTTCTGCTATTTCTTTTCGACTGAAAGAAAATAACATCTTCTTTGCATTCTGAATTGGAACCGGCGTTTCGCCGTCTGCCAAAACAGGGAAGTTTTCTAAACGACTCCATTGGTTCCCAAGGCTCTTTACATGAATGTCTGTAATCGTCATTGAGTTTTCAGGGAAAGGACGAATCGTTAAGGCATTGGCATATAAGTTTGTTAACAAGTCTGTTGCCAGTTTGATATGTACTTCGCCGAATACTTTCTGAACTCCACTCCCATTTGGATACCGAACCGAACGAAGCCAATAACTGCTCTTTTGTTTATCCACCATTTCTTCAAAGCCTAAGCTGTCGACGTCGTAGTACAAGTAATCTTGCGTTTCTTCATCAAACGGTTGGATATTGTTTGATTCCCGAACAAACATTTCCATTTTTGAACTAACAATGACGTTGCCGCTATCGCTGACGAATGATACTTTTGAACTGATATCTGATACGTTTGGACTGACGACCCCATGGTCTAAATCAAGCAAGACTTGTTTCTTTTCATTGCCATCTTGAATCAAGTTCGGGTCGTAAAACGTACGAACTAGCTTGCCTTTATTCTGTCCTGCCAACAATCCGGCTTGACTTGCTTTCACTTCTTCCAGTTCCCGTCGTAATTCTTCGACTAAGTTTTGGTTGAATTGATATTCTCGAAGCAAGATATCTGTGCTTTTCTCCAACCTGTCTTCATTCTCATTGACGTAATCATAGATACGTGTCAAATCCATATGTAAATCATTCATTCGTGCATTGAATTCCGTTGAGCTACTCGGCCCTCTGTACAGGTTTCGATTTTTAGTACTTTGCAATTCCATGACAATCCCTCCTTACTGCTTCAATGATTTTATCTCTTGTGACATTTCTTCGAGTTCCACCTTGGACTCCATTTCAAGTCCTTTTAAACGTATCTCTTCTTCATATACTCTATAGATATGAAAATCAGAAATCTCCACTGAGGTTGCGGCCAACGTTGTCGGCAGGTCATGCAAGTACAATGCGATTTCCATTTGTTCTCTATGCTGGCAATATAACCTTTTGTCTACATAAACTCCAGTAGATTTACCGGTTAAATTGAGAGTTTCCAATTCTTTGTTTCCGAGATTAATACGACTGGCACCCCATTTGATTTCATCGACTTTTCCAGTTAAAGGACGTATCTTCATTGATAGCATATAAACGTCTCCTGGTTGAACATCAATCCCTAAACGAATACCAGCGGGGTCAAGGAGTCCACCTTCACTGACGATAAAAGTTTTTCCATTCTTCGTCACCGTTGTGTTATTCACACGTTGCCATGTTGTTAAGTCTGTACTCCAATTGCTTTCTTCAACACGACAGATACGACCTGTCTGGTAAAGACGGGACTCTAAGCCGCCGCCTTCTCCACTAACAAGCAAATCCATTCTATCTTGAATTATTTTGCGATGTCCTTTTTCTCCTGAGATGTTCGCAATATCGACGAGGTCATGAATGACCTCCATTGTTCCATTCACAAAATCCTCTTTACCGCTGACTCCTCGATAAGGAGCATTCTTTTTTTCAATTGAATGACGGTGTTTCTTTTCTAAACGCATTCCGTTTCCTCCTTATGAGAACTGCAATCTGTATTTTTTAAGTACGGGGGAGGAAACCGTCTCGTCTCCCTCTCGTACGAATCGTGCCCGAAGCAGAATCGTTTTACTTCCTTCGCTTCCGTCGATGGCATAATCATAATAGAAATCAAACACCAAACCACTTTCTGCAAAGTTCATCAATACTTCATAGCTTTTTTCTGTTTTACGAACACTGTATTTATTTCGGTCCGTTATCTTCGTATTGAAACGAAGGTCAAAGAGTTCCACTTTTTGCATCGGTGTCGGAGAAATGTACATGGTTTCAAACTCTCGCAAGAAATCAATTCCTAAATCAATCGTCATCCCGTTGACCGTTCCTCGATTTTCCCCGTAGACCAAGACGACGACTTCATTCCATCCTTGCACAAATTGAGCGTTGGCTTTTCCGGCGCCAATCCCTTCATAAATCTTTTCTCCATTAATGAATAAGGCAATCGCTTCTGTTGACGATGGCGTCAACGTCAGGATGTTCTGGCTTCCATTGTAGAGCACACCAGCTCGACAATAATAACTAGCAGGACCTGGGCCGACTTTGTTCTTAAACAGCAAACTACGGCGTGTTTCGTCCATCTGTTCGTATTCAAACTGAACTTCACTGAGTGGCGCTTTCCAGTCCTCTAGACTTGGCATATGTCCGACTTCTAATGTTCCTTCGAAATACTTACATTCCCAAGCATTCCGTCCCACGAATAAACGTTCTGACCCGTCAATTAATTGACGGCCGGTAACTTCTCCAATTTTGTAAAAGCTAATCCCGTTTGTTTTTAATTCCGATAATTCATACTGGTTCACAGCAAGCTCTGTTCCAATTTGCATCGTCGTGGGTTTGCTTCGGGTGATGTTCTGGAAGTCAACGATTTGTGGGAATGCTGGATTTTCTCGTTTCAATGGACTGATACCCCGCCAATCTGGTGTCTCTGAAGCCAGTGCAATCTCATAAAAAATATCTGTCCCTGTTGGCAGTATCTCTTGCACATCGAGTGCAACTTTATTAATGCTGTAATTGGTTGGTCCTGTTACTTTAAGAGGAGTCGTTTGCAACACACCTTTCTCTGGAAATCGAAGATGTCGCATTTCCACACGACGGATACCAAAGATGTACCGGTAATCGTAGCCAGAAACATCAGGCACTTGTTCATCAAACTCTTCTTTATGGAAGATGACTTTAATTTGACGAACACCGACACTCGGAAATGTGATGTCAAAACCAGTTGCACTTTCAAACGCTTCTTCATGGTAGGCAAACGACAACCAATTGATGTTATCTGATGTGTATAAGACTTCAATCGTTACTGGTTTGATGTTAATTAATTCCACGACCAATTGATTCATGTCGACTTTTCCTTCAAAATCCATGAGCAATTCTCCGGTCATCGCCGTCTTCTCTTTTGTTTGAATCAATTGTTGCCAGTTCTTATCCACAAAGATTTCATGAATATCATCAATCTTACCGTTTAAAGTTGTCGTTTTTTTCTCAACATTGCTTGTAATGGAGAAAGAAGTTTTTGCCGGGTGACCGATGCGTTCAGACAAACTCAATTCTTCTGCTAAACGCACTTCATGATTCTTTGTATCAATCAAGACGTTTTCCGTTTGAGTCTTATCGACTTTGACAAAGTCATCGAAGACGTCGAAGACAGCTGTTAAAAAGCCACCTTGTGCATACATCAGAATCTTTTCTCGTAGATTATTCTCAATCTGGTAGATTTCTTTTTCAATGATGTTTTTTTCAATTTCAAACTTTGAGAAATGTTTTCCTAATGCCCCATGGACTTCTTGCATGTTTTGATACAAGATACTCAGGTCGTTATGAATCCGCTGAAAGTCCGTGTTGTATTTACTAGCATAAGCCAACGTCCCATTTTTTACGGCACGGAAAACAAATTCAGGACGACTGAGGTCTTGTTCGTTTAGATATTCACTCAAACGCCAGGCAAACTCTTTCGACGTCGGTAAGTTTCCTTTTTGAAGTTCTTCTTTTAAAATTCTTTCGGTCGCTTGTTCCAATCTTTTATCTTGAATACTCATCAGAGGTCACCCTTTCTTACGATACGTAATGCATAATCTTCTAGGATTGGTGTCGTCGTATCGAAACCTTCTTCCAATGGACGGCTCATCGTGATGCGTACCCGTACCCCACTTGGCGGTGTATCCATCTTTACGTATGCTTTATGAATCTGGAAGGCACTTCCTAAATCGATTTCATTCCCATTGATTTCAACAATCTTTGGAGGGAAGTTTTCTTTTGTCGGTTCATGATGCATCGGCGACACCGGCAACCAGTTCATATCATCAAAACTAATTTCATATTGAATCCAGTCATTCGATGTTTCAATTTTGTCTAAGTAAGATGTTGGAATTTTTTCATTCGCATACAACATGACACGGCTAATCTCACCATTAATTTCAAAACGTTTTGATACATACATACTTTTCTTATCAAAACGATAACTCATGATATTGATGTCTCGAATTCCAATCGCATACCGCCATCCTTTTGTCGCTTCCACAACTTTATCAATTTTGGCATCTTGGTACGCTGACAACACATAATCATTCTTTGCCGGACTTTCTTTGAGTTCTTTTGGTTCTTCGATTTGTGTAATGACTTCTTGTCCATTCACAAGGGTTGTCTTTTTATAATAGACCGCTTGTCCAATCCATTCTTCGTAACTATCTAATTGGTCAAAGACAATCTCAATGTACTTGGCTTTTCGTGTCGGGAAACTCCAGACTCCTTGGCCTGCAAACTTGGCATTATCAAAGTTATTTTTTCCGTCAAACAAGTCATCGACTCGATAGGTTTGCGCGGTCTCATTTAATTCATTGTTTAAAATGTATCCTTTATCTTCATACAGTCCTTTATACTCAAAACCATCTTCACTTGTTTTAATCGAGAAGATACGAATCTTGCCAGTTGAGTTCACTGGGTAGTAAGGATTGATGTTAATCCAGTTCACGTCTTCTACCTTATCTAATTCCATGATGAGTTGGAGCCGAAGCTTTTCGTCCGTTTGACTACCTTTGACCCATCCGAAATCATAGCCTTTATACTTCTTAATGAACGCATTAGGCACATTGACCATCTGGTATTCGAAAATGGTATCGGGACGATAGTCTAAAATGGATTGTGGGTCATCATTCAATAATGATTCATTTTGATTGATAAAGACATTGACGTCTTTGATTTGTTTTTTCTCATCTGTAATTTGAACACGTCTAGCCACATGTGCCGTTCCTTTGTCTCCATTGCCCTCTACCTTGCGTATCTTCGCGGTCAGAGAAGCATTTACAGTATCGACTCGACTGAGTGTCAGCACGCCTTCTGTCGTTGAAATCTGAGCTTTTGATACATTCGGTAATACCTGAGTCTGCTCTGCATTCTCTTTTGAATCAAAGCTTTCTTTGAAATACAAATTACCCTTTTTATTTTCATGTGCAATCAAGTTCAAATCTCCGACGAGTGCATTCAGTCCATTGACCCTGGACAACATTCGCTTACGTTCTGTTTGAGCAAAGTTAAAAGACTCTTGTAAGAAGGTTGCCGCATTCTCACTATCGGTATAAAGAATACTTAAATCTTCTGCTGTTTCTTCCATCGTTTCGAGAAACTCTTCTTTAAAGGGAACATGTCCTGACTCTGCTGGACGAAGGAGAAGCAATGGGCCTCCCGCTTTTTGATAAAAACTTTTTAAGTATTCATTGGCATAGGCACGGACATCTTCTTCAGATGTTACTTCCCCTAATGCTTTTGTCGCTTTCTTAAATAAGAAATCTTCTTGCAGACTGTACATATCCGTCCGCATCGACAACTTGTCTTCCATATGACCCCTCCTTTATTTTTGTGTTTTGAATTGCAATGTATACTCATGGACAAGTGGAGAAGCCATCGACTCGCTCGCTAGGTTTCGACGAAGGATAATCTTCAAGCGAAACGCCGCTACCAAGTATTCATAATGGACTTCAATCTCTGCATTCCCATGAGTTTCTTTTTGGTTGTTGAAGTCACTATTAAAGATGTCTGCTCGGTTGAAAGTCTCTGAGAAGGTTAAATTTTTCTTCCAGTTGTAGTATTCAAATCCCTTGTAGGTTGGAGCTTCCAAAGAGTACGGTGTTAAATCCGCCCACTTATCTTGTTTATACAAACTCTTATCATACGTAAACACTTCTTCATTAAAATGAGCTGGACGGACTTCTTTGTATACTTTCCGACTTTCTCCGGCAATTGACGCATTTTTTAAATAGACTTGAAATGGCCGATAGCTATCCGTGTTTGGATTGTAGTTTTCACTATGATTGATGTATGCCATATCCACATACGGATAACGACTGAGCGTCACCGTCTTGTTATGGTTTGTCCCATTTGGAAACGTATCGATTTGTTTTTGACGACTTGTTGTTAAATGAGAAACATCCAGTTTCCACGGGTCACGGCTCGTTGCATTCGGTTTGTAATCAACCGTATAGATATGGAATAAGCTATCTTGGTCTTTGACTTGAATACTCTTTCCATTCTCCATGACAACAAATTCTTTTTGCTTTAGACGACTACCATCTTTGTAAATCACAATCGAGGCAATTTCCGCATCAAATCGAAGTTTGGCGATATTGTTTTCTAAGAACAATCGTTCACCAATAATCGTTTTCTGACGACTTGGGAGAATGGCTACCCAGTCTTCTTGGTTCGGTTTTTCTGCTGTTGTCAAATAATACTCTACTGATGTCCGGCGGGTTACTGTTTTCCCACTGACATTATCAAAGATAGGATGTTCTTCAACACTATCAAATAATACTTCCATGACATTGCCTTCGACGGCAATGGGTTGTGAAACGTAGATGCTTTTCTCCGCATAGACTTTCGAAGACATCGCAATATTTTTAATTCCAATGGCATACTCATAAATACTTTTCTCTTCGAGTTCAAAACCAAGTTTTGGTTCTTCCACAACTTTGGGTGTAGTCCCCGGTGTCGTGGTTGTATCCTTTGGTTTATCGGACGTAGTCTTCGCTTTCATCCGACGCGCGTTCTTCTCCAATTGGCTCACAACTAAATTGTATTTCTTAAAGCGAATCAGCCGCATGTATTTTCGTGTTAGATTAAAACGACCCGTAATACTTCTTCTACTATTCGGCATCTCTTACCCTCATTTCTTCTGACTTTTCAGCCATGCTTCATGACTGGCTTTGTAGGTCTTCATTAATTTTGCATATCCTTTCAGACCTGAACGAATGAAGACATCCGCAAATGAGTCTGATTGGTAGTCTACTTGATATTGACTAGAGCCCGTATCTTCTGCCGTCATCCGCGCTTCTTCTTTTTGAATATAATTTAAGATTTTACTTTGAGCGATGGCATCTTTCGGCAACATGTATTTATTTACACTGTATTCCTTTTGCGTCAGAATCAGAATTACTCGTTTTGCGTAAACTGGTTTTGGAAAATTAACGGTCAAAGAACGATTCGATTGCAAGAGACTAATGTCTTCGATGACCATTTCTTTCATCGGTGTATACTGAGTGACATCTTCTTGATACAAGACAGCACTCAGTTCCACTAACTTTGAAGAAAACAATTCCAGCGCTAAGTGATTCACAGGTCCGGCTTTCTCTAATGTGATATCTAAGCGAATTCCAATCCCGTCTCCACTGACATAATCTTCCCCTGTGAGTGGTCGCCATGCTTCTTGTGTTGCCGCTTCAATCGACAATTTTTCTTTGATAAGAGTATCGGCACCTTCTGTGACTTCAATGTAATTTGCTTCACTCGTTGAGTCTTTCGCTAAGTCCATGTAAAAGTCGTAGCCGAACGCATCAATCTTTTGCCCTTCTAATGCCCAGTAATAGGGATACTTTTCAATCCGTAATAACAATTGATTAAGGATGTAAGTAAATTTTTCTCCTCCGTTAATGACGGGACGGTTTTCAAAAAATGTTCCTTTTGGATATTTTTCATTTGCCAAGTAATAAACAATCTTCTTTTCAGCATCGAATGGATGCGCGACTTCCATCCGCCATGGTTGTTCCCATCCTTTTAAAGATAAGGATAAACATTTTTCTATATAACTAATGGTTCCATCTGCCATGATTTTAACCTCACTTTAATTTATCCAAATCGGGATGTTTGGGAATCTTATGTACTGCCGGTGTCGTTGATAAGACGACATGCATATAATAGGAATCATCACTTCCGTCTATGGCTTTATCAATTTTATACTGTTCATTGTTTAATTTGACGGCGCCCGTATTTTCATAACTGACTTTAATCTTAGCGGTCGTTTGATTCTTATCATTCACGAGTACATTCAGTTCTTCTTCTTTCCCTAGACTAATGTAATGTTGATGATAGCTTCGTTCGTATGTGACTTCTTCAAGAATGGTTCCATCTCGGTCTTGGAAGAGATACTTCGTTTCTTCGTTAAAGACTTCTGCATTCTTTGTTTTGTTTTCGGCTTCAAAACTATAAGTGCGAACAAAGAGTCCATCTTCTCCTTTGTTCTCTAAGTAAAGTTCTTGTTCCCGTTGACGAAGGGCTCCTACTTCTTTTCGAATATCGTCGAGGACGCCACTGAAGATACGGTCGTAGTTGGCGGCCGCTCCTTCCAGTAAGTTTTGTTCTTCAAACAAATGCATCAAGTCGATGGCAACATTTGAAAAGAAACGATTGAAATCGTCGGCTTCGACTCGTTCTTGTAATTCAATAGGTCTTGTAATAGGTTCTTGTTTGTCTGCTAAAAAATTCACAAGCTCTTGAAACTCTCGTTCCGTTAGGTTGTTGACTTCGTAGACGGCTTTGTTGGCACGGAGTAAAGCTTCTACTCGTTCTTTCTCTACCTTTGGTACAACCCGAAGGTAATCTTGTAAGTAATTCATGTCATTCTCCTTTCATGGTATACCGAACAGATTCAACCCAAGGGCCTTTGTCTGTTCGCATCCGAACTTTATACGTTTCTTTTGCAATCATTGCTTCTGCTCCATAAAGCCATTCATTTTGATTCGTTCGTATTCTCAATCTTTGTTGCTGACCGCTCAAGGTCATTTGCATTGTTTGAATGGATAAAGGATTCTTAATGACCCGCATCCGAACGGCACGACTCACCTTTAAGCCGTTTGACGCATGAAGAGTATACCGTCCATATTGAAAGCGTCCGTATTGTTTTCGTTTATATTGAGGCATATTCATTTCTCCAATCATAAGAAAAGGGATGCCTAGGGCACCCCTTGATTGAACGTAACCTGTCTCAGACAAGTTCGTCAATAGTGTTGTCATGCAACCGTCGGGACGTAAACGTCTCCTGTAATTTCTGTGTACTGTGCTTCTGTGATTTTACCGTAAACAACAAACTTCTTAACATCGTCTTTCGTGTAAAATCTATAATCATAATACCGTTTCGCTGAAGCATACCAATTCATTGTTTTTTCTCCTTTGCAAGTTCAAGTAACATAAAAGCAATTGTTTCTTTTGTTTCTGTTTCTGACAATCCTCGTTCGACAGCTTGCAAGACTAACCCTGCCATTTCTTTTTCCATGCGGTTCAAGACGATTCCATTCTCCGCTTGTTGTAAAAGAAGTCCTGCCATCATTTGTTCATGCACTTGGACCTGTTTCCAAGGAGCAATCAACCGATTTTTCAAACGTGTCAACCAGTTCACATGCAACATCCTTTCTTACTGTTGAGCGATGTAGACAATCCCTGTAATTTCTTGATATTGCCGTTCAGTAATCTTACCTTTTTCTACGAACTTTGCAACGTCTTCTTTCGAATAGATTTCCATGTCGTAGTACCGTTTAGCAGAAGCGTACCAATTCATTGAGCAGTTCCTCCTTCGTCAAGCATCATCAGTAGCAAATTGGCTACGTCGAATTGCGTCAACATCAAAGATTCTTGTGCTGACATCAGCTCTTCTTTAGTTCTAACCATTTCTACATTCGCTTGCAAGATGTTTTCTTTTATTTTTATAGATTCTTGGTTTGCTTTTACTAATTCCTCTTTCGTGCTGATTAATTCAGCATTCATGTTCATCATTTCCATGGTCATCATGGCACTTTCTTCAATCATCATCATCAGTTCTGCTTTTTGTTTTTCAATCTTAAGACGTTCGGCATCTAACGTTTTTTTCGTTATGTCCAAGTCTTTCTTCTGTATTTCTATTTCTTCTCCTTTATCCATGATTTCCATTGTCATCATCGCTGTTTCTTGTAACGTGATTTCCGCTTTCGTATACGCTTCTCCTGCATGGACATAGACTGCTTGTACTTGATTGCTTAACTCGATGACTTCGTTATTCGAATCCAGTGTTTGTTGTTGTTGAGTTTTTAACATCTTTTCATTTTGTTTTTGTTTTTCTTCGAGGATACTCATTTTTTCTAGGTACACTTCCTCTGGCGTTAAGTCTTGTTCTTCATATCGGAACCAAAACTTGTTAGCATCAAAACATGTTATGCCTCTGTATCCTTTGCGTTTCTCCGCTTGCGGGAGTTCCTTGAGATAATCTACAAGGAACCCTTCAGCTTTTAATTCTTCCACTGTTTTTCCTAAACCATATGTTTCATGAAAGGGTTCAGTATGACAAAAGACAACATCATTTATTTCATTCACTTTAATAAAAATCATAATTTACCTCCTAATAGTTCTTCAAGCCGGGCTAGACGTGATTCTAAATCTTCGACTTTTTTCTCTAATGCGTCATTGCGTTTCATCTCTTCTTGAAGCGCCACATGAAGGGTTGCCGCATACGATTGTGTTGAAACACTGGCAATCCCATCTTCGCTTTCACGGTATACAAAACGAGCAAAGACACCTGTCACATCATCTTGAATCAATTGGTCTGCCATGAATCCGATTTGTTTACCTACTGATTCTGTATCTTTGTATTGAAATAAAAACAATGGCATTTTTTTCATTTGTTGATAAATTGTTTCTGGTGAAATTTCATTCTCTTTTGACCAATGACTGTATTCAAATCTAGGATTTTTTATATAAAAATCATTTAACTGAACCATGTCTTTTTTGCTTGAGCTATCCGATGTGTTAAGTGCAAACTTTGAGTAAATCGTGCTCCAACGGAATGTCTCGTTTCCAAGGGTCAAGTTCTCTGTTGTTGCTGGTCGGAATGAACCACCAATGCCGACGACTCCTTGGTTTGCAACGAACCCGTTTTGTGTTCCCCAGTATGCATGAATCTGTGTGTTTGCTTCTAGTACTAAGCTTTCTGATGTTAGTCCAAATCCTAAATCATTTGTTGGGTCAATCATTTTTTCACCTGCAAACACATGCGTACGTGAACCCCCACCAAGTTCTACCCAAGCACCACCAGACTCTTTTGTCCCATCTCCAAAAAGAATAGTTTTTAGACTGTTCCCAGTATCCCGTACTCCAATATCTACAATGTTTTTAGAATCCACTTTAAAACGGTCAGATGATGTTAAGTTTAAGAAGTTTTTAGCAATTATATCTACTTTTTGGTCACCTTTTACTTCGACATTACTGCCTGCATAAACATTAGTGTTTGTTCCACCATAAAGTATTGCATATCCACCAGATATTTGTGTCTCACTATTACTAATGCCTGGCGTGTGCTTTAAGAATGTATAACTATTTTTCTTTTCATACATTCCCATTCCATTCGTTCGACTGAATAGCCGCATCCCTGCATCTGAACCATCATTCGGTATCATATCCATTTGCACTTCATTTGCTGAAAGCATGGATACTGCTGAGGAAATAGCAACTTTACCAAAGTTTGAAATGTTTTCAATGCTATACGGTCCACTTGGTGCCACTTTTATTGCAGGAATGGAACCCGAGACAGAACTTTTTGCTGTTAGCTCAATCCAGTTTCCTGTGATGGTCGTTTTGCTTTCACTTCGCATTGATACCGGGTCTGTTGAATTGATTTTTAATCCATAATCATCAGCTATGATAGAGTTTTGTACAAGGGTACTTCCTTTAACCGACTCATGCGAAAAACCGTTCAAATGGAAAGAGCATTCCTCTGTTCCTATTCCACCAATTTCTTTTGTTACGATGGAACCTAACCGATGAAAACTGTTCTTGTAATTGTATGTATAATTTGAGGTAGTCGCTCCGGCATTCAAAGAAGAAACCATCAGACCACCTGGAGTGAATTCCGTATATCCTTGAGGAGCATTCGGGTCATTTACGCTATATGTCCCCGATATGTTCATGTTTTTAGCGCTTAAACTTCCATCTGTATTAACCGTAAAGACGCTATCTGTTCCTTTTTTAATCTGGAATCCGTTGGTCGAGTTCATGGCGACACTAACACCAGTGGTTGCGTTCGTTGCCGTTACACCAGCGCTGTTGAATGCGATACCAGAAGTCACTGAATTGATTGCAACTAAGTCGGCATTAATAGTCCCGGCTTTAATTAAGTCAGCATTCAATGTACCAGTAACAATGTTTGTTGCTGTTAACGTCCCGCCATCGACTTCTGTTACTTGAAGATTCGACACATACAAATCATTGTTTGAAACACCATCTCCATAAGCAGGAGATTGGTTATAGTTCAACATCCGTAATGCGATAGTATTCATTTTTTGAGACATAAACCAGACTTTTCTTGAAGCCCCATAAGCAGGTAATACAACTGTTTTTAATTTCGTACGGTCATTATAAAATTCTGCTGGATACAAATAGGTTTCAACAGTTTGCCATGCATTCGTTGCATTACTTGCTTTTGGTGAAACGAAGAAGTAAGGGTTTATTCCACTAGAATTATATGTATCATTACCATATTCATAGGAACCTGTGTTTGCCACTTCTGTTGTCGGTGCCGATGTATGATAGCTATTAAATCCTAAATACATCGTTCCGGTAGGAGCTGTCCCGTCTGATTTCGAATACTTAAATCGGAATGTAATCTTATAAGTTTTCATTGGGTCAACAAAGAATTTATTAGCAAGTATGGTCGAGACAGATGCTCCAGTCGAAGAAAACTTCAACACACGTCCATACGTTGTATCATCAACTACAGTTGGATTCGATGTGTTTTTTGACCATCCATTATTTACTAGAATCGTTGTCGCATCAAATGGCACTGTTCCTGTTGCATCAATTAACGGGTCATTCACAAGGTTTGTTGCTCCGACAAATAGTTTATTGGCAACAATCGTGTTCGCGCCAATTCGGTTCGCATTAATCGTTCCTGTAGTAATGTTTCCTCCGTCGATATTTGTTACGTTGACGATACTACCATTTAATGTTCCTGTTCCAATATTAGAAGCATTCAGATTGGTAATGGTAATACGTGACGCATCAATCGTTCCAGCTTTCAACGTATTAACGTCAATCGTATTGGTCTGAATTTTTCCACCATCAATCAAGGTCGTATTGCTCGTAGAAGCCCAGCTATCAATAGTTGAACCAGATTTAAAAGCTTGAATCTCAGAAGCCGTTGAAGGTCTTACTTTTACGGAATCGAATTGAATGGTCTTTGCCGTAATCGTTCCAAGTGAACTCCATGCTGGCATAACATATAAAGCGTAACTACCAAAGTTTACATCTGTCGTCGATTTGACGATTTTTGTTATCGTATACCATTTATTCAACAGAGGATTCGCAATAGCATCCGCAATTCTAAAGTTATGGTCTTGAAGAATTCCATTCGTTGTATTGTTTAAACGGAATAATACTCCGGCTCCGTTGATTGTACCTGATACCAATTTGAAAGACACTTGAATCGTAGCATACTCTGTATATCCTTGATTCAAAATTGTTTGCGCATAATACGTATTTGTAGAAGCTGGAACAACACTTTGAGCTGAGTAACCTGTGTTGTTGTCTGATACGACTCGTGTCGGAGGACTTCCTGCTTGTGCGCTATAACCTGTCGGATAAGCCGACTCCGCTGGCCAATCATAGAAGTTATGATTTCTGTTCAAGACTTGGCTTTCCCCAGAAGCAAGCATCGCTTTTGCTTCATTATCAAATGAGTTAAAAGAAACCGCACCGGTAATGTTTACATTCTTCGCATCAATCTGAATTGTGCCAGGTTGTAAGTTGATGCGTGAAACCAACTGGTCTCCACCAATACTTGTCTTCATTGCAACTTCTAATTCCACATAGTCTGTGTTAATACTAGAAGCAATGGTTCCATTTGAAGCATCAGCATACGCTAAACCATAGAAGAATCCATCGTCTGTGATGTATTGCCCATAATTACTAGAACCAGAAGAAGTTAAGAGGGTGCTTGTTCCATTCATATGACTTCTTGCCATATCTTGCCATGCGCTTCCAAGTCTATCCCATCGTCTAAGAGTCGCTCTGTTCCCAGATGGCCCGGCCCCAAATCCCCACCAATTTAGTGTCATTTTTGAAACATTCAATCTCAGCCATTTCACTTTTTCCGCTGTCGTTGTCGCCGGAATCGCGCCATAAATCCGTTGTACATGTTCAATTAAATTGAAAGAAAACATTTGTTGCGAGTATGCGCCGTTCGTTGTCGTCGTTCGGTTTGCAAAAAGACTTTCATTTACTTGAGCACTTCGATTGTATTCGGTAGTCGTAAACTCTGCCCATGTTCCTGTAGGAGGTTCTAGAATAAGTCCTGCTCCTTTGGAATCTGCACGGTGCGGATTCGCTGTCGTGCTTCCAGCAACCTTATCAACAAAGCTTAGTGTTTTCTTATCTTCATCATCTAATCCAAGAATCGTTTTGCTGACTCGTAAATTGATTTCATTTTTTGTTTGACTGATGACAGAGTTGGTATACACCTTCGCATTATCTTCAGATTTGATGTTTGCAAAATCTAAACTATTGAGCCAGATGTTATCGCCGGCAACTCCACCACCGGTCGAACGGTTGACTAAGAAAATCATACGAATGAATGCGGTTCCCGGGAAGAAGTTCGTCGCTTCTACTCCTGCTCCACCAATCGTGCCTTCAAATTTTGTCCATGAAGTTGGAACGTTTAAGTTTGAAGCTGAAATGTATTGGTAAGAACCACCACTTTTTGTCCCACTCACTTTTTGTCCGACGCGGAAAATTCCTTGTGGGTCGTTCGGGTTTGTCAGTGCCCAAGGTTTGTTTAAGGTAATGACATTGGTTGTCCGGTTGACGCCACCATCGTTCCACATCGCATTTCCATATGTCCGCGAGTACGTTCCATCCGGGTAAGTATATCCTTTACTATTTTTGTATCCCCAGAAAATAATCGAATGCCGATGTCCAGCCGATTCACTGAAGACACCATCTTCAATCCCATCTGTGGAAGACAACGTAATCGTAGTATCTCCAACTTTAAGTTCTGCCGCAAGTGTGACAATAGCTCGTGTTGAACCAAACACCATCGACGGAGAAATACTTAATCCATCAATATCAAACATTGACACGCCAAAGTAATATTTTCCTAATCCAGTTTTTGATTTCGCCATCAATGTCATCCGATAGTTCAAACTAGGGTCAACAGGAATCAATTCATCATTTTCTTTGTATGCATTTTGGTCAGCAGAATAGAAGGACCCGCCACCGGCATAGTTTTGTTGAGTATCAAATGTAAACCCACTAAAGTTTCTGTTAGTTCCAATCAAACCATTCCCGTTGGACACTAAGTTTTGTCCACGGGATTGAACATACGCTTCAAGACCACTGACACTTGTTGTAATTCTATTGTCTGTAATTAAAAGCTGTGAAGCCGTTTTCGCAAGGTTTGTGACTTCCCCTTGTGTTCTAGGATTCGTATACAGTTTTCCTCTCATGCTATCTCCTCTTTCATTTTATAAAATCAATTCACCCATGACATAGATATTGGTCGTCCATGTTAAGGCGATATTATGTCGCGCGCTATCCGCTACGTTATAACGTCTCCAAGTTTGTGCAGTAATGGCTGAATCATAGACCGCAAATCCCCATTTGTTCACAGTCGTATCATAGATGATATAACCTTCTGTTCCGGCGGGGATTCCACTCGTTAAATCGAGTACTCCTTTTAAAGCAGTGATTTTGGTGGAGTTATCATAGGTATAGAAATAGCCATCGACATCTGCTGGTTGTTGGTCATTTGTAACCGTGTTAAAAGCATACCCATGGAAGTAAATCTTATTGGTTGCCGTCGCCGTAAACGTTCCATAATCATACTTGGCTCCGACACCAATGATATTGGCTTTAACCGCCATATCTCCACTCTCTGTTTTGGTAAAGATGTTTGAACCGGTTCCTGCTTGCAAGTTCCCGTTGATGCTTACGTTTCCAGATACATCCACCTTAAAGGTATCTGTTAATCCATTATTAACCGTAAGACCTTTTAGTGTGATACGGCTGACGTTTACCGTCCCTGATGTAATGTTAGTCGCATTCAAGTTATTGACGTTTACTTTTGTTGCATCCAACGTCCCCGTTTGGATTTTGTTAGCATCAATGACAGTGACGCCACCTACATTATTTGTTAATGTGTATAAATCATTTAACTTGTTGATGGCGTCTTCTGGTGCCGGCAACCAGTCCGTTCCTTTATTTCCTTCTTCTAACTTAATCCATTCGATTGTACTTGCTACCGTAACTGTAATTGGGATTTGATAAATATGAAGAGCGTTGTTCGGGGAACCACCAATGTTCCACAAGAACGTTTTTCGATAGATACCGTCAGTTCCTAAATCACTAGGCCCAACTGTTGTCGGACGGACCGTACCTCCTGAATTATAGATTCCAAAAGATTCTTTCCCGCTACCCAATGTCCCTTTAATAGAAATCGTTACTTCCATTGCTTGAGCAATTGGTTTCGATAAATCATACGTCGTTACTAAATAAGTTGTCGTGTTAACAGCTTTTGCAGAATTTAAGATTAAGTTTCTGCCACCAACTTTAATATTGCTTACAGCACTAGAGACATCATTAGGTGTCGCCGCTCCTACTTGTGATGCGCTAGGAGCTCCTACATTCGCCCAGGTAATAGAACCACTTGTCATATTAATGTTTCCGGTGACTGTTAAATCTCCAGTTGTAGAATCTAATTTAAACACAGGGTTTGCCGGGTCCGTCTTCTTATAGACTTTTATTCCATCGGTCGCATTAAACTCCGCAATGTTTCGAGTACTTGTTACGACCATTCCTTTTGCGGCAGACAAGCTAATCCCGTTGTAATCTTTATTGGCTTCAATGTTTTCTAACGCAAAGCTTACATCGGCGACATAAATCGTATTCGTCGTCGTTCCAATGTTCGTATTGAAATAGATTTTGACTTGTGTTGTTCCTGCCGGAAAGTCTGTGTCTGTTACACTTCCTGCTCCAATATTTAATCCAGAGATAACGCCTTCGTAATGCACAAATGAAGTCGTTGAAGGCAACGTATTACTCGTTCCACTTCGTAGGATATGACGTTTCCCTAAAGAGGTTCCAGCGGCGTTATAACATTCTAGTCCTAAATTATGTGTTCCTGTTGTTGTTGAGTTAATGACACTAATCATCAAACGATAGGTACGGTCGGCTTCGACTGGAATGAATTCATCTGTTCGTGTTTCTCCTGTTGTAGTCCGAGAGAATGAACCCGGCCCTGTGACTTTCTGAGCTGTCGTATATGTAAAGCCGGAGAAGTTTCGATTGCTGGCAACGCCCGCATATCCATTTCCGACTAACTGTTCCCGATACGAATTTGAATAGGCTTCTGCTTCCGCTTTCGCATCACTGACTCGTTTCGATGTCCGTGTTTGCAAAACAAGTTGCGCTTGATAAAATGCTTTCCAGTTATCCCGGAATGTTTGTCCGACAATCGTATGTACACTATCGGCTTTTGCATTACTAACATCCCATGGGTAAATTCCATCTACGAGAATCGTATTCAAATAATTGGAGAGTGTCGTGTAAGCTGTTGCATACCCTGTATAAGCCGTGTCACTTGTAGAGAGACCAGCATCGGTTGCACTCTTACGGGTTTGATAGTATTCACCGACCGTATATCCGTTGACGGTTGCAACCGCTGGTAACGGAACAGTTCCTGAAGGAGAAGCACCTAACATATCTGTTAACTTATCTAAAATAACTTGTCGTTCCATCGCCGTAATCTTATCATCATTGGATAGGTTCCCAAGTTTAAGGGTGGCGGCGTCAACCCCGCGACTAATGTATTCTGTAAATTGAGGGTCAAGGTCTTCAAGGTCCATTTGTTGTGTAACCCATACACCATTCGACCATTTTTTCAAAACAGGTTTTGCCCCACTATCATCTATCCAGAGTGTTCCCCCTGTTGGATTCAAAGGAGCTGTACCTGAAATTATGGCATCGTTTAAATCCATTAGGGTCACCATACTCGTACCCACTTTGTTTCCCATTCCATCACTTCCTTGATTTAAAATAAGCATGAGGATTTCGAGTTTATTTAAACCCGTTCCCCATGCTTTTGCAAGACATCTTTTATTTCTCTTCGACTTCTACATAGATGTTTCCACGGACATCAACGTCCGTTGCCGCCACCTGAATCGAACGACCATACTTGAAACCACTTGTTCCAAACGTCATGTTCTGCACATTACTTGCATTATACAATGACCATTTATATGTATACAAGGTTTCGTCGGCATCGTTGATAGGTACACCATTCTTACTAACGACCGCATCCAGTTGGACCGTTCCTTGTCCGTTTTTAAAAACTGTGACTCCAAAGATTTGAACTTGAACAGGGTCTGAATAATCTGTAATCGTGACAACATCTGAGTAGCTATTCCCATCATAGGTAACTACACATTTAAACGATTCCAAACCAAGGATAGCAGAACCCGGAACGTTTAATACTTTATCATTGATACTCGTTGTTCCAAAGACTCCTGTGTAAGCAGTCGGTGGGGTTACCGTATTTTCAAAGATAGGTTTTGTAATCGTCAAGTTCCCACCGCTTGTTGTAACTTTCCCTTGAAGCTTGTTCACCCCTGTTGCTTTACCCACATAAACGTTAGCGCCATACACCCCTGTAGGGAAGGCTGGTGGTGTAATGATGAGTGTTTGTCCGGCTGTGACTGCTTGCGTCTTTTCAGGACCTGCAACAGTTTCTCCTGTTGCCGTTAACCATGTGTATTTAATGTAATAGGTTCCGGCGGCTACCGTTCCACCTGATGCACCAACCGATGAACCAGAAGCTACCGTTGGAGCCGTTCCGTTGTTGTTGAGAATACGCCAGCCAATTCCTGCTCCTTGGTCTGTTCCCTGTAATGGTTCTTGAACATACCAGACATAGGTTCCAGTAACGATATTAATCCCTTTGTATAAATCACATTGAATTGTCGTGGATTTTGTATCACTGACAGTATTCCCGCCCGGTGCGGAAACGAATGTAAAGACAGGGTCATTTCCATCTTCAACCACTGGAATAGATTGTTCATCAAGAATGGTTGTTGTTCCACCTGCCGCATACAACGTAACTTTAATTCCTTTGATTGTGCTACTTGAAGGCGTATACGCTTTTGTCGCTTCGTTTGCACTTGATGTGTATTTGTTTGCCCAGTTCCCAGCAGAGTCTTGTTCGGCGATAATGAAACGTCCGGCATAATCAGCAGGAGCATTGGCTCCAGTTTGCGACCGGGCTTTGACTGTCATCGTCGTTGGATTGTAGATACCCGTTGTGCTTCGTTTGAGAACACCTTCTGCAAAGATATCGTAGGTGGTAGCATCCGTTCCACCCTTCGCTTTACTAATCGTAAAGGTTTTCGTAACCGTAGAATAACCAGAACGTGTCGCTGTAAAGAGAACCGTACCGGTATCTGCCGTTAAGGAAGTAATCGTTGCCGTCGCGGAACTCGTTGCTTCTGTTGCTACCACGTTGGTCCGTGTTTGCGCAATCGTCCATGAAGCAGTAACATCCGTCGCTCCTTCAAAGATTTTAATGGTTGTCGTAGCTCCTGTATAAGAAAGGACTGTCCCACCAGAGTTTGCTGGAACCATTTGTGATTCATTCGACAAGTAAGCAGTAACGGCGTTAACCCCTTTTGCTCCTCCTGTAATTTTGAAGAACTCGATGTCTGCTTTCATAATAGAATCAAGTGTTGTGTCTGGGTCTGTGTAGGTAACTTGAACTTCAAAACGTTTTGAATTCACAGAAGCTAAAACGTTGGTATTAATCGTCAGTGTTTTAACACCTGATGCCGCCATCGTATAGTCCGTTGTATTCGCTGTCAACTCCGAACCATCGACAAACCATTTAATACTCTTCACATCTCCACTTGAAATGAGGTTGCTACTTGTTCCTCCTACATAGAGTTCTGGTGAAAGAACAGGTTTGGTTGTCGGGTAGTTTGGATTATAAACTCCAGTGTTCGGGTCGTATGTTTGTTGACGACCCGGCACTCCTGACAATGAAATATACAGTTGCATTTGTTTGGAATCATTTAAATCCGTCAAGGTAACGCTTCCGGTGGCTACTACTGTCATGATACTGTCTCCTTTATTATGTTATTTGATTATCTGGAATGTCTAAATCACAAGTGAATTGCGCCTTCTGGTAAACATCAACGTGTGTAATGCTAATGCTTTTGACGCCCTGCCCATGACTTTGATTCCATGTGGTATCCCCGGTGGCATCCTCAGATATTCGTTTCCATGTAAAGTAAGAGGCATCAAGTTCATCTGTAATGTTGATACTCCCTCTAAAGACAATGGCACGTAACACCGTTTGTATGTTTCCGTTCTTAAAAAGTATCCCTTTCGAACTTGCAATGTCAACCCTATAAGTGGGACTTATGTCTAAATCTTCCAAATCTTTTTTTGTTTCGTCGATTTCGCTTTTCACGGCACGAGCAATTCTATCTTGTGCGTTGACACTAGCCGTATAGACTCGTTTGGCAATGATGGCATAATCGGCTCCGTTGATTTCAGAGTTTGTCGTTTTATTATCTGTTGCAAGTATCGCTTTTTGATTGTTTAAATCGGGCGTCACATAGATATAAACACGGTAAGCTTCAACGGCATTACTGTATTCAACGACATCTAAATCACCATTCAACCCATAGTTGGTCGATTGACTAAAGACCGCATCATAATCTCCTTTGATACGTTCCCATTCTTTTTCTAGGCTGAACTTTTCATACGGTGTGATGACGTTGTTGTCAATTAAGTCGGCAATGGAATCCGATGCTGTATCCCAACGAGAGGTTAAGGCTGGGTTCAAGTCATCGGCATTTAAGCCACCTTCAATGGTAATGGCTCCGCCTTTAATCACAAGGCCGGCATCACTCAGTGTGACACTTCCACCACCTAGCTTTTGCAAATGGATTCCATCGGCATCAATCGTGACGGCACCGGCCGCAAACGTGATTCCTTTGGATGCATTAATCGTACCGGTTGAAATCATATCTCCAGTAATAGTTGTGATACTAGCGGATTGCCACATGCTAGGTTCGGTTGTGGTCGTTTTCTTTTCTTCTAACATCACACAATCAAAGTAAACGATACTATTGGCTTTCTTCGTATAGAGAGCAACCGTTCCACTGATGGTACCAGCCGGAATGGTAATCTCTGCTACAATCCGTTTGAAGCCATCCAGTTGCTTGATGGTCGTAGAAGCCCCCCAGAGCGTTCCTGTTGCATGGGTAAGTCCTAGCTTCACCTCAACACCTGTCGTGTCTGTCGTGTACGCATACGCTGTCACATAATAGGTGTACCCATCAATCAATCCATTCATAAAGTTACCATCTTGTTTTTGAAGATAAACGATATGCTCCTGGTTATTACCTGTTACTTTTAGGGACTTATCCCCGACACGTCGTATGTCTTTACTGACAATAGCCGTCGTTTGTGGAGTAAAAATATCAACTGGCGATTCTCCGGTTTCAAAGATTTCAAAGTTATCGTATCCATATTTGATTTGGTTATTCTCAAACCCAATGGCTAAGTTATTAGCAGTGATGCTTCCAGCTTTGATTTGCTCTCCCGTGATGGTTCCAGCCACAATCTTTGTTCCATGCAGTTCATAGATTTGGGCACTTCCGATAGCGGCTTCGGCGATGATGGCGCTACCTGCTGTAATCGTTCCAGCTTGAATATGTATCGCATTGATTTCATTCGCTTTGATTTTATCAGCAGTGATGGCTTCAGCGGTAATGTGTTCGGCAATGATACTATTGGCGATGATGACACGCCCATCGACAGAATCATCTTGAAGCTTTGTATTACTGATGGCATTGTTATGGATACCAGCATTGTAGACTCCGGTATTATCGTAAAGACGAGTGGTCCCGTCCGCTCCCAATACAACAAGTCCGTAAGTGTTCGGCACAACTTCTCCAGTATTCCCTAAAATGACGCGAAGCCGCCGTTCACCGTTCACATCGACGGCATCATAAATCTTGATGTTTTCATCTTTGATTTTAAGATGTCCTTCTGGTGAATCAATGGTGACTTTTCCGGTGCTAATGCTACCCGCATTAATTTTCACGGCATCCAAGCTGACAATTTGAGCACTAGAGATAGAAGCTTCTTGAATCATGGCTCCGGTGATGGTCGCATTCATCGTTACTGAGTTCATCGCGGTGATGAGTCCAGCTTTCACAATCTCAGCGGTAATACTTCCAGCAATTAAATTGTCGATGGTAGCAGTTCCGATGTGCGCCATGACCGCATCCAAAGCTTGCGCTTTAATCTTATTTGAGATTAAATCATCAACGAGTAAGTCTTTCACCTTTAAGATATCGGCATCCAGTTGAATCGTTTTGATGTATTGGGCATGAATATCTTTCGCATTGATTAAATCCGTCGAGGTAATCCGTTCTGTTCCTAAGTCGACGATATTTCCTTCGGTGATGATAGCGCTCTGTGCATTGATGCTTGATGTCGTAATATCAAAACTATTAAAGGTGTCGATTTTACCAACAGCGACATCAATTTTTTCAATGGACGCATTAATGGCTTTGACAACATTCCCTTTCATCGGCGCCATCCCGATGTTTCCAACAATCTTACTACCATCTAGATTTTCAATAGCACTGGATACAATCGTCGTTTGGTTCGTTGAGTTATGTTTTTCATTAATAGAAAGGATGACATTCTCTCGCATGTTCGCGGAAGGGATATTCCCCGGCAACATTGTCCCATCCATGTCTTCAATAGATGTCCATTTGATTTTCTTTGTGGTCTGAGCGTTAATGGCATCAATGACTTTTCCAGCATCATAGTCTTTAATCTTTTCTTTCCCAATCGAATTGTCTTTCAAGATTCCGCCGTCTACTGAATTGGTGACGAACGTAATCATGTCCGAGGTAATCCCAATCCCTAAGATATGAGAAGTCAGTTGAATGCTATCGGCAATGACAGCACCGCCTCGTACACTTCTTTTCAAACCGCCATCAATGAACTCAATCACTGGGTCTACTGTTTTCCATGAGGAATAGTATGGCACCCATCCATAAGCTGGTAAGAAATTCGTATGCCCAATACGTGTTCCAAAGGACACTCCATCTAAAGCAAAGATAAGACCAAGCGCTTGCATGTAACTGTACTCTCGTTCCACAGTTCCTTCGTAAGCTCCAATGATTTTCACACCTTGGGTACGACGAAGGCTTAAATATTGTTGCATTTCCACTAAGACTTGTCCTGGAATGACGGCAATACCTTCACTCTTTCCAAATCCTTGTTTCCACACCTTAACTCGTCCATCCAATTGCAATCCTTTTGCGACTGGATTTCTGTTGATATCATAGGCAGAATCAAGTATTTCAACAGGCGTTAACGTCAGAATAACTTCTAGTTGATTCTCTAATACGGAATCAATGATTTGTTGCTGACGGTCACGCGGTACTTGTTCATAACTAAATTCTTCTAAGTAAACACCTTTGCTTTTGTTTAAGGCAATGTTTCCAATTTCAATCTGGACTTGCGCTAGACTCTTCGTTCCGACGCTAATGCGTTCATACAAGTTTGTTCCATTTCCTTTAAGTCGTAACGCCAACACATCGTTCTCATTATCTTGAGGTGCAATGATGTTGGCATACATACTTAAATTTCCGATGGCACTGTCCATCCCATCAATACTAGCAGGAGGAACATCAAACTTCATGTAATCATCCACACGAAGAGGAGAGAGTGTGTCGATGACTTGAATTCGTTCTTCAATACTTTGTTCGGTTTGAGAAAGGCCAAGATGCCGTTCGATGATTTCAATCGCTTGTTGTAATTCATTGACGTCTTCCGCCATGACATAATCGCCAGCGGGGTCACCATCAAAAGTGGCGTCTCGTTTTCTTAAGAAAACCGAATATTCTTCTGGGTACATAATCTCTCTCCTTTCTTATGGTTTTTTGATGAGTCCGTTTCTTCCGTCGAATGCGACCCATTCCCGTTTGTTCTCATCATAATACTGTAATTCAAAATACTCGATATCGGCTGAAGCTAAGTAAGACCAAGAGACGGTAGTTGTATCCGTCTCCTTGTCATACACTTGCACCAGTCCTAATGGAATGTTTGTCGGAAGCATAGTCTTCCTCCTTAGATGTATTCAATAATGGCATAAATTCCAAGGGCCATATATTTTTTGATACGTTCTTGAATCTCTTCCTCTTCAAAGTTTCCGCCTTCACTTCGAAGGACGGTCTTCGGTAGACGAAGAACAAGTACGCCTTTCTCATAGTACGCTTTCCCATCAAACGTTCCAATGTCCCAGAAGCTTTCAACAGAACCGGCGCGACTTTCAATCTCTTGTCTTGAAATTGATTCTTTTAAACCGCCGCCCCGTTTCCGGGCATCCATGACAATTGTATTATCAATTAACGTATGTTCTCGGACTTGAATCCGTGCTAATAACATTGCTTCAGGACGGGCTTGTTTGACACGTTTCCATTCTTCTTCTGATAAAACATGTCGAAGAGGATTCGCTTCTGTGCGCACAATTGGTCCAAAGACCGTTCGCTTCGGCAGAAGGTATAAGAAAACTTCTTTGTTTAAGAGCTTCTCTGTTTGAGCTTCTTCGTATTTCAGGAGACCATCTTCTGCTTTACGAATCGTGAACGTGTGCCCGACACCCGGGTTTAAATCCAGATGTATGAAACGATTCGCTTCTTCGTCCCAGTATCCTTTGTAGTTGTAATAATCTTCGTGGTGTAAGTAACGTACATAGATTTCGTCTTTGAATGTAATCTCTTTTTTCACACGAATCAAACCACTCAAGACATCCACGTCTTCAACTTCGAGTTCTTCTTCGACGAAATAATTGTAGTCCGCAAAAATCCGTTCTTTCTGAGCATTTGGGAAAAGAATATCCCCGGATGTGTAATCAATTTTATATTGGTCACTTGGAATGATGTTCTTAGCATTGACTTCATTTCGATAGAGAATTGGTGTCGGCGTCGATAGCCAATGTTCATTCTTACTAATCCATCGTTTGCGGTCAGTCGTTTTCAATAGTTCTTGCGTGACCCGTTCATTCAGATACTTGCGTTGAACGACTTTAAAGTTATCTTGTGTGTAACTCGCACGGACGGTTCCCGCTTTTGCTGTTGTGAACGTAACAATTCCTGTTTCATAATTGATACTAAAGCCAGTATTCAAGACGATGTTTGTGCCTGTATTGTTTTCATCCCAGTAGATAATCGGAATGACTTTTTTATTCCACTTGCCAAGACTCGCTTGAAATTGTTTTCGGTCACTAGACACAACATCGAGTTCTTCTTTGATGACTTGTTCTTCTCGAACGACCATTGGAGTTCGGTCAACTTTGACTGTTTTCGTATCTACATACTGAGCAATTTCTTCTCGGTCATTCATTCCGAATGTTGGATAGAATACTTGTTCGTTATATTCAATGATTTCATATTCTTGTTTTCCAATCATTCGTTCTTCATATGTAGGAACACGTCCAGCTTCTTCAATCGCTTCCCAATCTTCTCCTGTCCAACTCGTTTTCGTAAAGTCTCCTTTATGAACACGAAGATACCACCGTTCGCGGCTGTCATCCGTTCCTGGGTATTCAACTTTAATTTGTCCAGCATCCATCAATTGCAATGCAAACTGTTTCTTTGTTGCTTGTACCGTATAGTAGTTGGTCCATGCTTGAAGAATGACTTCTGGCTTTATGACTTTTCCGTAAATATCATAATGACTAATGACGGTTTGTCCTTTTTTCAAAAAGAAGCTTTTACCAGTTTGGGGATTGTATATATTCAAGTTGACGTAGTTCGTCCCTAAACTTTCTTCGTAGATGTCACCCATCTCGAATTCATAATAGACCCGCGTACTGTCTGCCCACATAGCTCCTGCTTTTAACGGAGGCAAGTATTGCGTAATGTTTCCTAAACTAATTAGACCATCGTCTTTCTTAATCTGGAATCGGTGCGTCATACTATCGCCATAAACTTTTTGATACATTGACACAGTCGGGTTCCAACTATAAACATACGCTTTCGTTGTGAAAGATGCTTCAATGACAGGATGATAGATGACGACATCGCTGGCATCGAATCCAGCATTCTGGAAATCAATTCCTTGTCCTTTGGTTGACGTCGCATAGGCAATCAACTTTTCATTTCCTAGGTTCGGACGGTTCATTCGTACGACCCCAATGGATTCCATGTTAACCCCATCCAAAAGACTTGTGCCACTTCCGTTGCCATCGACATGACCAAAGCGTAAGCGAAGGTCTTTTGCCTCCGTCAGAACGAATCCTAACGTCAGTTTTTTCCATGTTGACGTTCCAGACATCGAGACCGACTTTGTGACTTCTTGTCCAGAAGGTAAATAGATACCAAGTTTGACACCAACCCCTGAAACGTTATTCGTATTGACCCATGCTTCAATCATATAAGTTCCTGCTGGGACGATGCCTAAATTGTTTTCTAAGAATGCTTGTGCGTTCGTTGTGACAATTTTCATACCGAAGACATTGTTTCGTGCCGCTTCCTTTGTTTGACTAAAAGTTGCACTTCCACTGAATAGAATCGTGCTCCAGT